CATACCGCACGAAGTGCAAATTGAACACGCTCGCCGCTGTGGCTGGCGGCGTGAAGACCTGGGTTATGTCGAGCGAAAACGGTTCGGCGTGAGCGGCCGACGCACTGACGAACACGGCGAGGCAAAGTGCGCGTCTCATCGAAGAGCCTCCGAAAAGGCGGCCGACGCGCACGAAAAAGGGCTGCGTCGCTGGGGAGCTTGCAGCCCAGATGCGGCGCGTGGCCGCGCGTGTGGTGTCCGTCCGATCGCTCCCCAGCAGCCCGCATCATACCACCCATCAGCCGCCGCGGCAAGGAATTCGTGAACAACCATGAAAACACGCCCACATCTCCCGCGCTGGTTAGTCCGCGGCACGTGCGCCGTGCTGCTCTGCACGGCGCTCGGCGCGGTGGCGACGCCCGTGGTCAACTGGGCCAGCGTGACAATCACGGGCGGATCGATCACGGGGATAACCGACCTCGCTGTGGCGGATGGCGGCACGGGCGCGTCGACGCTCACGGGGCTCGTCAAGGGTAATGGCACCAGCGCATTCAGTGCGGCGGCGGCGGGGACGGACTACGTGGCACCGGACGTGGAGTTGACGGCCCTCGCCGGCACGACAAGCGCCGCGAACACGTTGCCGCGTTACACCGGGAGCGGCACGGCGGACACGATTGCCTTCGCGGAGGGCACGTCGTCGCCAACAGCAACAGGCGTGACGAATGTCGGCACCGTCTCGGCGAGTACGCTCCATTACGTGCGCGTCGGTAATGCGGTGCATTGTTGGGGAGAGGTGACACTCGACGCCGTCACGACAACGGACACGACATTTCGGGTGTCACTGCCGATCGCGTCGAACCTCGCCAATAGCCACGAGCTTAGCGGGACCTGGGTGTCGCAGATTGTAACGGGCGAACGTGCTGGAGAAATTCACGGCGACGTGACCAACGACGCGGCGCTCTTCCACGCCGTCGTCATTAGCACGGCCTCGAACGTGTGGACTTACGAATTCTCGTATACGGTGCTCTAAGAATGAAACGCATACTCGCGCTCTTGCTAATTTGGTCGCTGCTCGTCACTCCCTGCGGCGCGGATATTACATTCCACGGCGCAACGGGGCAGACGCTCTACGTCCGCGTCCAAACAGGCGCGACGACATTCGAGGGCGTGGCGCTCACGGAGGGATCGAGCGGCGGGCTCGGCGTGTACACCGTGACTGACGGGGCGCTGGTGTCGGGCGGGCTGCAATTGAAGTCGGGAAACTTTCCCTACACAATTCGTACGGGGACGGCGAGCGACACGGTGAACGATCCGATTGTCGGCAGCGGCAGCATAATTTGGAGCGGCACCGCGGAGTTGCCACTATCGGCGTCGGCGCAGCACGGCGTGATTTCGACCGTCACCTCACAGACAGACATCACCATCGAGGCGTCGAACATTCTCGATGACACCTACAACGGCTGCGACATAATCGTCTACGACGTGAGTGCCTCCTCCCGCCCCTGCAAACGACGCATCGTCGACAGCTTCGCCCAGAGTGGCGTGGCCGTGCGACTGGAGTTAGATGCCGCGCCGGCGTTTACGATGGTGGTTGGCGACATCGTTGATATTCGCTGGGATCGGTCGAATGAGATGGTCGAACTGGCGACGACAATCACCGGCTATCTGCCGTCGACCGGACCCATCTCGAATTTTGAAAGCGCCACCGACGTCGTCACGATCGACAGTGCGTCAAGTGCGTCATTGGTCAACGACGTGTGGGACGAGGCACTCTCCGGCCACGCGACCGCAGGCACCGCGGGCGAGGCGCTCACCGACGCGGGTATTGCTGGCGATCCGTGGTCCACCGCGCTGCCGGGCGCATACGGGGCGGGCACGGCGGGCAAGATCGTAAGCGACGCACTCACGGGCAACGTGCCGCAAACGGGCGACAGCTATTCGCTCCTCGGCGACCCGGCGACGTTTGACGACGCCTATGCTTCGAGCCAGCTTGAGGCTGACTTGGCCGCTGTGGCGGCAGGGGTGGAGGCAGGAGGCACGATCAGTCCGAGCTATGTCGGCCCTGGACACACGTTTCGTTTTGACTCGAACACCCGCCTGACGGCGAATAATACGATCACAGAGACGACTGCATTTGACGGGTTGGTGCGGATCAAGTTTCGGCCGCCGATTGCGGACGAGGTGTCGATCGCCGCCGCTGGTCCCGTTACAATCGCGCCGACTGTTGACGACGAGCCTGTGCTGGGAACCCCGCTGGTGACGCCCGACAAACTTGCGATCGACGTCCCCGTAGACTGTACGGCGGCCGACGCCGGGACGTACACGATTTCGCAGACGATAACCACGACTGACGGACAGACTCTGAAGCGGACAGCGACGCTAGTTGTCGAGTGATGCATGGTGCCGCGCGAACCAGGACGGAGAAAGAGCTTCGCGGCAATCGTGAGTCAGAACCGATCAGGCGACCCGTTCTATTGTTCAGCGGCATGGCGCGCGCTGCGACTCGCGCGGCTGCGACTGGATGGATGGTTGTGTGTTAAGTGCAAATTTGCTGAACGACTGAGCGCTGCAACCGAGGTTGATCACGTGCTACCGCGCGCAACTCATCGACAATCGGAACTTTCAATCAACAACCTGCAATCGCTCTGCAAACCATGCCACAGCAGAAAAACGATCAACGAGCAACGCGAGAGACCCGGGGGGGAGTGATTTTTTGGCGCCGGCTCGCCGTCTTGCCGTTGCCCCCAGCATGCACATTTTTTGTCAAAATTCGAAGGGGGGATAGCTGATGGGGGGAAAGCGAGGAAGGCCACGGACGCCGACGTCCAAACTCCGCCTCGCCGGCACGTTCCGCCCCGACCGACACACCCGAAGCGAGCCGAAGCCCGACGGCGAACCGTACAAAATCGCGGAACTTTCAGGAGCCGCGCTGGTGCTCTGGGATCGCGTGGTCCCCGAGCTCACCCGGATGAAGATCGCCACGGCCCTGGACTCCGCGGAGCTCCTCGCAATGTGCGAGTGGTGGGGGGAATACCGGATGCTGCAGCACAACAAGAAGCTCGAGCCTTACAAGCGAATGTGCGCGATGGCCGCCGCCTACAAGCAGTTCCGCACGATCGCCAGCCGCTTCGGACTCACGCCCGCGGACCGGGCCGGACTAGACATTGATGGCGACGACCAAGAAACCAACCCGTTCGCGGCGTTCGTCGCCGGCCGCCAGGCGCCCACAGACAAACCGGGAGGTCGTTCATAAGTACATTGACGACGTGCTCCGCGGGAAGACGCCCGCGTGCAAGCGACTCAAGGCCGCCTGCCAACGGCACCTCGACGACCTGCGGAACTGCAAGAAAAAGAAGATCTACTTCGACGAAGAAAAGGCCAACTACGCGATCGACTTTGCACCCATGCTGACGCTCTCCTCGGGCGAGTGGGACGGGCAACCTTTCAATTTGAAACCCTTCCAGAAATTCATCGTCTGGTGCCTGTTCGGCTGGCGTCGCGTGAGCGACGACATGCGGCGCTTCCGCCGCGCCTTCATCACCATGGCCAGCGGCAACGGCAAGTCGCCGTTCGCCGCCTACCTGCTGCTCTTGTGCTTCGGCTTCGACTGGCCGATCGAGGCCCGGGCCGAGTGCTACATCGTCTCCACGAAACAGAAGCAGTGTCGACCGGTCTTCAATGAGCTCCGCCATTTCCGGGCCAAGGACAAGACCCTCCGCAAGCTGATCCGCGAGCTCAAGACCAACCTCTCTATCCCGTCGACCGGCAGCCTGGTCGAGATGCTTGGGGCCGAGGGCACTGTCGACGACGGCATGGTGCCCCACTTCGTCATCGTCGACGAGGAACATCGCTTCCGCGATCACCACCGAGACGCGCTTTCGACGATCAAGAGCAAGATGGGGAAAAGACGTCAACCCTTGCTGATTATTATAACCACCGCCGGCGACGAGCGGAGCGAGATCTGGGAGCAGGACTACGACATGGCCTGCAAGGTCGTGGAGCGTGGCAACCGGATCGATGCCGACGATCTGTTCGTGTTCATCGCGGAGATCGACGATGCCGACAATCTGTTCGACGAACGCTGCTGGGCCAAGGCCAACCCGATGCTCGAACACGGCGTCGTGAAGATCGAGCAGCTCCGCGACCAGGTCAAGCTGGCCCGCGTCGACCCGCGGGAAAAGAACGACGTGCTCCGGTTCCGGATGAACCGAAAGGTGAGTTCCGCCGTGAAGGTCATCACGTCGGAGATGTGGGCTACGGGCGACAAGCCGCTCCCTGATTTGGCGGGCCGCCAGTGTCACGCGGGAACGGACCTCGGTTGGAAGGACGATTTGGCGGCCGTCGCCTATGTGTTTCCACTCGACCCGATCGAGATCGGTGAAAGCCTGAAGCGCCGCATCGCAGTGTTGGTCGACACTTTTATCCCGTTAGACGGCATTCGCAACCTGGCGGACGAGCCGTGGGCGAGCTGGATTGCGGACGGCTGGCTAATCCCCACCCACGGCAAGATCACCGATGTTGACACGATGTACGCGACGATCGCTCGACGGCAGGAAGAATTCGGCATCGTCACCATGGCGCTCGATCCGAACAATGCCCGCGAGTTTGGTTCGCGGGTGCAAACCGACCTGGGAATTACTGCCTTCTGGGCGGGGCAAACATTTGGAAAATTCAACGAGCCGACGCGCGAGCTGCTGTCCATGCTTCACGAGGGCCGGCTGCTGCACGGTGGCAACCCGCTCCTCGCGTGGGCCGCTCTCAATTTGGTTCTCAAGACCGACAGCCGCGGCTACGTCTTTCCCGACAAGAAGCGGGCGAAAGAAAAGATCGATCCGATCGTGGCGCTGATTTTGGGACTGTCAGAGGTCTTATTCCAAGAGCAGGAGTTTGTGCCGGCGACGGGAGAGGTGCACGCGATATGAAAGAAGTCCTGATCGATCTGGTGTTGGTGTTGGGCGTGGCCTGCCTGGCGTATGGCGGCCACTACCTCCACCCTGCTGCGCCCTGGCTCGTGGTCGGTTGTGCGGCGGTGATCGTCGGCGTGCTGGGAATCCGAGCCCTGGCCATTGAGAAAGCAAAGGCGGCAGACAGTCCAAAGGCAGGTATTAAATGATCTCTGGATTTCTGGCCGATTCGTTCGCCTATCAATCTGTTGACGGCTTTTCGATGCGCGACCCGGAGCTCGCCAGGCTGTGGGGCATGGCGCCGAAGGCGCTTTCCGGGGCCGAGGTCACACCGCGGAGCGTGCTGGGGTTCTCGCCCGTGTTTCGGGCGGTCAATCTGATCGGCAATGCGGTGGCGAAGTGCCGGCCCATGATCTACCAGCGACTGGACGCCGACGGCCAGCCGGATCCAGAAGGCCGCCGCAAACGGCGAGCGCTCGAACATCCCAGCTGGCGGCGGACCGTCCGCAAGGCGAATGACTGGATGAGCGCTCCCGAGCTGTGGAAGCTCTTGGTCGTCAACGGAATCATGCGCGGCAACGGGATCGCCTACACCGTGCGAGACGGGGGCGGCCGAATCCTCGAGTACCTGCCGCTGCTGCCCAATCGGACGGGCATGATGGTCTTCGACAAGAAGGTCCGCGAGGACACGCCGATCGAGCGAAACTCGAAGATCCTGTATTGGACGATGGTCGGCAGCGAGACCGTTCCGCTCTTGCCGGAGAACATCGTTCACATCCGCGGCCTGTCCGGCAACGGCGTCTGGGGCCTCGACGTGATCGAGCTGCTGAAGGAGACGCTGGGCCTCGGCATTGCCGCGCGCGATTGTTCGGCCCTCTTCTACGGCCAAGGGCTGCTCGCGTCGGGCGTGCTCTACATGCCACCGGGAATTGCCGCTGGTCTGCCGGCGGGGCCGAAGCGTGAGGAGGCCGTGGCCAACTTCGTCAAGCGGATCAAGGAGCAGGCGACCGGATTGTCGAAGGCCCACCGGCTGTTGGTGGTCGACGACGGCGCCAAGTTTGAGCCGATGACAATCGACCCGCAGAAAGCCCAGGCCCTCGAGGGCCGCGAATTCTCGGTCCGCGAGGTCTCCAACATCGTCGGCTGCCAGGCCCACAAGCTCGGCGACACCAAGCGGACCAGCTACAGCTCGCTCGAGCAATCGAATCAAGAATTTCTCGACGACGACGTGGATCCTTGGCTGGCTCGGGTCGAGGAGCAGGTCGAGGACGTCGCGCTCACGGAGGAGGAAAAAGAAACTGGCAGCCACTACGTCGAGTGCAACCGGAAGGCCCTGCTGCGGACTAACCTGCAGGCCCGGACCGCGTACCACGTCGCCGCGCGGCAATGGGGTGTCGAGAGCGCGAACGATTGGCTGATGGCCGAGGGCGAGGATCCAATCGGCCCGCAGGGTGATACCTACATTGTGCCGATGAACTTCGTCCCCGCCGACCAACTCGGCGCGACGCAGACGGCCGCGACAACCGCCGGCGTACCTGTCGGCGGCCCGGTGGACGAGGACGAGCTCGAGGACGACTCGAACGGCGATGAGGATGCAGCAGCCGCCCGCTTGGCCGCCGACTACCGCACGCTGGCCATGCATGAGGTCGGCCGACTGGTGACCAGGTCCTGCGAGGAGGCGGTACGCAAGGCAGCCAAGGGTGGCCAAGAATTCGTCCATTTCCTCGATGTGCTCAGCGAATGGTGCCACGAGCCGGCGCCGCTGCGGCCGCTCTTGGAGGCGGTCGGCGTGCGGCTCTCGACCGAATTCGATCAATACACCAAGCCGCCACACGCCGCGGCCGACCTCAAGACCAACGTCGCCGCCCACGTCGAGCGGATCCAACAGGAGACGCTGGCTTTCGCCGTGCAACAATTGGAGCCAACCCGATGAAAATCTATCCCGCGATCCTGGCCGCTCTCTACAACGCGCCCCACGTGATCGAGCTCGGCAAGCTGCACGAGATCGAGGCGTTTCTGTCACTTCGTGCGCGGGGCGTGGAACACGTCACGTACGATGTCGAGCGCCGCTGGCCAGAGGCACGGTGCGTCGCCGTCGACAGCGGTGAGAATTTCGCGCTCGACCAGATGCAGGCAACTGTCGCGGCGTCACGGCATTTTGTCGCCGTGCTGCCGCTGTTCGGCACGCTCTTCCAGCACGGCGACATGGCGATGGACGCCAGCGGCGGCACGTCGACCGAGGCCTGGTCCAGGGATCTCAAGCGGCTCGACGCCAATGCCTCAATCAAAACGGTGGTGATCGAGACCCATTCGCCAGGCGGCCAGGTGATGGGCACCGAGGAAGCGGCCAACGTAGTCCGCGAGATCCGCAAGGCCGGGCGGACGCGAATCGTTTCGGTGGTCAATTCGCAAATGGCCTCGGGTGCCATCTGGATTGGTACTGCCGCGCAGGAGGTCTACATCACGCCTGGCGGCAAAATGGGGTCGATCGGCGTTGTCTCCATGCACCAGGACGTGTCGAAACAGCAGGAGGCCTCAGGCGTCAAGACAACGCTGCGGGCAATCCCCGCGAAGAAGATCCTCGGCAACGAGCTCACCCCGCTCGACGACGAAGCGGCGGCGGTGATGGACGACAACAATCAGGTCGTGTTTGCGAAGTTCGTGGCCGCGATGGCCCGCAACCGTGGCGTCTCGACGATGAAGGTCGAGCGCGACTTCGGCGGCGGCGGGATGCTTCGCTCGGACGAGGCCGTCAAGGTAGGCTTGGCCGATGGCATAATGACGATGGCCGAGGTCCTCGACCGCGAGCTCGGCCTGTTGAAAAACGTCGGCAAAAAAAGCATGAAGAACCAACTGGCGATCGCCAGGGCCCAAGACTAGCCGGCTAGCCCCAAAATTCTTTCGGCGCCGGGCGGGAAATAACTCGCCGCCCCGCTTAGGATTCATTCTGACAAATCACACCAGCGCGTGTGGTCGGGCCCAAGCTCAGCCGCGGGCCGTCGATCGCCGCGGGGTCAAGGTTGCCAAGCTCAGACGCGGCAGCGCTTACCACCAACGAGTTTCCAAAATCACTCGTTGCCGGTAGGCGCTGCCGTTTTTTCGTGCCCTGCCGCCGGCGACGCCCGGAGGCAACCATGCCCGCAACGAAACCAGTTTCCAAGGCGACCGCCAAGCAGCTCCGCGAACAGCGGGCCGATCTCATTCAGAAGGCCCAGCAGCACGTCGCCGAAAAGCAGGACGATCAAGGCCTGCTCGGTGCCGAAGACCAGGCAATCGTCGAGAAGATGCTCGCCGACGCCGACGCCCGCAACCAGCAGGCCAAGCTGATCGAGCGGGTCGAGACCGACTTCGAGAGCCTCGGCGACCGTGTCGGTGCGGAGCTCGAGCCGGGCTTCAACGATCAGGGCGGACTGCAGGACGACGGCGCTCGCCGTGGCCGCCGCGGCGCGCGCGACGGCATAGTCATGGTCCGCGAGGGTTTCGACGGCCGCGGGCGGCCGCAATACGTCGAACGCCCGGCCAGCGACTGCGGCCAGGCGGCCTACGATAAGGCCTTCCGCTCGGCGCTCCGTGTCACCAACGGTTTCAACGCCCAGCAATTCGCCGCCCTGCAGTCGGACAAGGCCGACGCCGCCGGTTACTTGCTGGCCAGCGAACAATTCACCAGCGAAATTCTCAAGGAGGTGGACGACGAAGTCTGGATCCGCCGCTTCGCCGACGTGATCACGGTCCCAGAAGCCGATTCGCTCGGTATCAAAAAGCGGACCGCGAAGCTGAACACGCACGCATGGGGCCCCGAGCTCGTGGAGCCGACCGTCGACACGGCGCAGAAGTACGGCAAGAAGGCACTCACGCCGCACTACCTCACGGGTGCGGCTCGGGTCTCCAAGGATCTCATTCGCCGGTCGGCCGGCTTGGCCGAGGCCGAAGTCAAATCCGAGATCGCCCGTGACGCCGGCGAGAAGATGGAGTCGGCCTACCTGCTCGGCACCGGCGCCCAGCAGCCGCTCGGTGTGTTCGTCGCCTCGACAGACGGCATCTCGACGGCCCGCGATTCGCTGACCGGCTCGGCGACCAACTTCACCTACGCCGGTCTGGTCGCGGCGAAGTACAAGCTCAAGGCCGCCTATCGCCGCTCCAACGGCTCCCGCTCCGGAGCTCGCTGGATGTTCCACCGCGACGGCATTTCACTGGTCGCTCAGATGTTGGACCTCAACGGCCAACCCATGCTGCGGCCGGGCCGTGGCCTGCTGGGTGAGGACCCGGATGAGCTCTTGGGCTACCCGGTCGACGAATCGGAGTTCTGCCCGAACACGTTCACGACCGGCCTCTACGTCGGCATCCTGGCACAGTGGCGCTATTACCGGATCGCCGACGCGCTCGACGCAGAGATCTCGGTGCTCACCGAGCTCTACGCCGCGACCAACGAGAACGGCTATCTCGATCGGCTCAAGACCGACGGCCTGCCGGTCTTGGAAGAGGCGTTCGTGCGGTTGAAGACGAGCTAAATAGCCGCCGCCGAAACGCCTCGGTTCGTCAGCAGTCCGTTCGCCACCAAACAATTCACCACCCACCGAGAATCGAATCATGTTGGACAAATCCCTTTTGAAATGTGCCAAGATCACCAAGGTGCTCGGCGCCACGGCCACCGGCACGACGACGATCAACACGACCGAAGTCGACATGGCCAACTTCGAGAGCGTCGCTTTTTTAGCGTCGATCGGCACGGCCAACGCCGGCAACGGTCTGAAGATGCAGCAAGACGTGGTCACCGGCATGGCCGGTGCGGCCGACCTGCTGGGCACGCAGGTGCTCTGCAATGGCACGGGGACGTCGCTGTTGACCGAGAACATCAAGCCGCGCGAGCGGTTCGTCCGGGCATCCGTGATCCGAGCCGGTGCGACCACGACGATCGACGCCGTCTACGCGATCCAGTGGGGCGCGCGGACCATGCCGATCGACAACAACGTGACCAACGCCCAGGCCGCCGAGTCGCACGTCTCGCCGGCGGAAGGCACGGCGTAGTCGGCGCCGTCGCGGCGAATTCGTGGGGGCCAATTTAACGGCGGGGCTTGCCCCGCGTGGAACAAAAACATGCTAGTGAAAATGCGGACGACCGCGGCCGGTCGGATCAATGCGGTCGCCGGCGAGGTGATCGAGCTCGACGCCAAGACGGCCAACGAGCTCCTGGCCGGCGGATTTGCCGACAAGGTAGGTGCCGATGGGTCTGAAACGAACAGTGCCGCCGGACGTGGGGCTGACAGTGGTGAGTCTGGAGGAGGCGCGGACACACCTGCGGCTGCCACCGGGGGACGGAAGTCTCGATAGCGAGGTAACGACCCTCGTCAAAACCGCCACCGAGATTTTCGAGGAGGCGACTTGGCGGGCGCTGCTGACACAAACCTGGCGGCTGACGCTCAACCGATTTCCCTGCGAGATCGTGGTGCCGCGTCCACCGCTGCAACAAATCACGAGTATCCAATACGTCGACGAGGACGGCGTCCTGCAGACGCTCGCCGCCGGAGGTTACCTGGTGGCGGCCGATGCGGAGCCGGCGACGATCACGCCTGCCTATGGCGAGGTCTGGCCGACGACGCGCTGCGAACGCGAGGCCGTGCGGGTGACCCTGGTCGCCGGCTACGGCGACACGCCGGCCAGCATTCCGGAGGGCGTGCGGCAGGCGATCAAGTTGATGATTGGCGACTGGTTCAAGAACCGCGAAGCAAACATCTCGGGCACGAACATCGCGCCCGTGCCGATGGGCGCTCAGTGGTTGCTGGCCGGCTACAAAGTGGAGCCCGACGCGACTTGGTTTCACCTGGCGGATTGACATGAACACGGGTCGCATGAGAACGCTCGTCACGATCGAGCAGAAGACGACCGAGCGGAGCGACGTGGAGGCCACGCCGGAACAATGGGGCGAGTTTGCGAAGGCTTACTGTGAAGTGCTGATCACGGCCGCCGGTGAGACGCTCGAAAGCGGCCAGCCGGCTGCCGAGACGACTTACGTTTTGACGACCCACTGGACGCCAACGCTAGGAACGATGACCGCCGCGATGCGGGTGAGCGTGCCGGGCGGCCCGCCGCTGGGCATCCGCTCGGTCGTGAACACCAACCTGGAAAACAAAGAGCTCGTCATCACCTGCGTCGAGCGGAGCTGAGCGCGTGCCCGAACCAACGATCAAAACCATCGAGTTCCCGACCTGGGCGATTTGGAACTTCATGTTCCCCGAGAAGGACGTGATGCTCGTGCACGCGGTCAAGTATTACGACGAGGGCGGCCAGCTGCAGTCGCTGCCCGAAGCAGACTTTTGGCGGCTGGCGATCGGCCGCAACGGCGTCTCGACCCTCGTGATTTTCAATAAGAACAAGCTGCCCAAGCTGCAGGCCGACCGGGCGTTGCCCGTGTTCGTGGAGTATGAACCTTGAGCGACGTGTTCGGAAGAACTGGAGTTAGACCTGGGCAATGGGCCCGCGGTGTACGCAGCGGCCAAACTTTTGGCCGTGGTTTTTCTGTCGGCCTGCCGGCGGGCTCCGGTGCCTCACTCGTGCTCACCGGAGCTGCCGAGTTGGACGCGGCGCTGGCCGCATTTGATTTGAAGGTGCAGCGGAAGGTGGTGGTGAAGGCGCTCCGTAATGCGATCAAATTTGTCGCCAATAAGTTTAAGTCTCTGGTGCCGTTCGAGACGGGCGCGATGCGCGACGCGGCATTCGTTCGCAAACCACGCGGGACCAAACGCGGTGAAATCAAGCTGGGCCTATTTGTCAGCCGCGACAAGCTGTTCAAGCTCCGCAAGAAGCGTGGAGCGGCAATTGGTCAGACGGTAATTAGCATCGGCGACGCTCGGCGTGGCAGCATAGCCTTTGGTTTAGCGAAGCTGCTGGGCGTGAGGGCCGACTAGACGAAGGCTGATTTCTTCTATGGCTGATTTCTTCTATCCCGCTGTTATCGAACTGGGCGACAAGGACACGCCCGCCCAGCGGCCGATGCGGGCCGCGCTCTATGACAGCGAGCGCGAGGTCCTGCAGGAATTTCGCACGCAGCTGGAAGTCGCCATCGCGTCGGTGAGGGCCAAGCCGGCATGAACTTCCTCTTGAAATACCTGGCCTCGAAGCAAGCGATCGTCGACCGGCTGTCGTCGCCCAGCTTCGGCGTGAAGATTTACAAACGCCGCGCGCCGCAAAACTGCCCGCGGCCGTTCGTCGTCGTGACGGAAATCTCGGGCAGCCCCGACTACGAACTGGCCGGCGAGATCGGCGACCTGCCCAAAGTCGTGCAGGTCGACGTCTACGCCGACACCGACCTCGAGGCCCAAGAAATCAGTGAGCTGATTCGGCTTGCACCGCTGTCCGGCTACCGCGGGCTGATGGACACGACCTACGTCCACGCGGTCACGATCGAGAGCGAGCTCGCCCCAGATGATTTTCTCAGTGACGCCGGCGACACGCCGACGAGCCGGTCGACCAAAACCTACAGAGTCCACCACGACCGCGCGGTCGTGCATAGCAGTTAGCGAGCCGGGCCGTCCGCGGCCCCGGAAAAACAACAGAGGTAACACAGCATGCCTTCGCTACTCGGTAACGGAACCACAATCGCGCTGACGTCGCCCAGCGTGACCATCGGCTCGGTCGTCTCCATTCAACAGGGCGGCCAATCGGTCGAACCGATCGAGGACGATCACCTCGGCGCCACGGGCGATCACGAGTTCATCTATGGCAAGCTGCGGATGAACGGGCCCGAGGTGATCGTCGCAATCTTCGACCCCGATGACGTGCCCGTGGCCAGCCCCACGCCGTCGACGATCACGCTCACCTACCCGCCGAAGACGGGCCAGACCAACGGGGCCACGAAGGCCGGCACCGGCGCACTCATCCGCTGCGATCCGCAGTCGATCGAGAACGACCAGCGGTTGCTGTGCGAGATCGAGCTGCACTGGGACGGGAAGACGGGTCCGACCCGCGCCGACGGGTCGTAGCGCTTTTAGCGCGCAACATTAGCCGCGCTCGCTCGCGACGCGCTCTTTTTGTTCGGCGAAGAGCGCGTCGCGAGCGAGCGCGGCGAATCACCACTAGTAGGAACACGAACGATGGAAAAAAACGAATCGCACGATTCCACCGAAGCTGCGGCGCCATCCACTCTGAGCGCCACCGACCCCGCTGGGGTGGCGTCGCAGTCAAAACAACCGGCCGGCCCCCTGGTCTCGCTCAAGCGGCACGTCGGCAAGGACGGCGTGAAGCTTGATCAGGACGAGATCTACCTCGACGTCGACGGCAAGAATATGCGGGTCGGCTACGCAGGCCACGGTCCCAAGGGCGGAATCGCGCTCATTCGCCGGGTGACAGACGAGGAAAAGCTGGCGATCGAATCGGAGGTCGCTGCCAAGCTCGGCAGCTGGCCGACCAAGACGGCGTTTGCCCCGGCGATCGGCGACCTGGTCGACGACGTCGCGGAGGAAGAAGACGACGAGGAGGATGAATTAGACGATGACTGATCCACAATCCACGCCGCTTGCCGGCGTCGAAGCATTCCAGCGGGTGGCGGCCGGCCAGCGGCGATTCAAAGTCGTCGAGCTGCCGGTGATCGGGCCTGCACGAATGCGCTCGATTACGGCGAGTGAGTACGTGGCGATCGAGGCGGCGATCACGCGGGCCGGCCTGGCTGCCCGGCAGGGTAAGCCAAAGCAGCACAAGTCCCTCTTGGGCGACGCCTACGTCGACCTGCTGATCATTGTCTACGTCGACGCCGATGGAAACCCGCTGTTCACCGACAACGACGACACCCGGCAAATGCTCAAGAAGCTCGACTCCGCGGTGAGCCAGGCGATGGTCGACGCCGCGCTCAAGCATTGCGGCCTCGACGAAGACGACTTGGAGGACTTGGCAAAAAAATCAGCGCGAGCGAGTGGCTGAAGTTCGTCGCCCGCTTCGCTCGCGACTTTCGCCGCGCCGACTGGGAGGCGTTTCTCAGTGAGCTCACGCCGGACCAGCTGAAGTGGTGGCGGGCCGCCTACGCCGGCGTGCCGCTCGAGGACAGCTGGCGGGAGACGGACACGCTGGCCCGCACGATCGAATACTACGGCGCACGGATTCTGGCAGCAAAGGCCGGCGTGAAGTTGGAGACAAAAAACCTGTCGCAGCCGGGTGAGTTCATCCCCGATTTGAAAGTCGTCAATCGGGGCAAGATCCAAATCGACAACGCGGCGATCGCCGCCCACCAGGTCAACACGGAAAATCGCTATGGCAACGATCGGTAGCCTCGCCGTGAACCTGGTCGCCCGGACCGAAAAGTTTTCGAGCGGGCTCAAACGCGCCCGCCGCGAGGTCGGCGCATTCGCCAATGGCCTCAGCTCAGCCAGGAGCCTGGTCGCCGGCTTCGGTGCCACGATGGCCGCCGGATTCGCAGCCCGCAGCCTCAAGCAGACCGCCGACGACATGGACCGCATCAACCGGACCGCGGCCCGCATGAAAGGCGTCACCACCGAAGCGCTCAGCGGCCTCGAGTACGCGGCCAAGATCACCGACGTGCCGGTGAACAAGCTCACGCAGGGCCTCACGATTCTCACGACCAAGCTCAGCGACGCGAAGCGTGGTAGCGCCGAAGCGCTCGACCCGTTCCAGCGGCTGGGGGTCGACATCGACAAGCTCTCTCGCATGTCCACCGATCGCGCACTCGGCGAGATCGCCGACCGGCTCAACGCGATTCCAGACGCCGGCGACCGGGCCGGAGCCGCGGCGGCGCTCTTTGGCCGCAAGGTGGGCCCGGACCTGCAGGCGATGCTCAAGCTGGGCTCGGCGGGGATCACCGACCTGGTGGCCGAGGCGGAGCGGCTGGGCGTGACGTTCAGCCAGGCCGACGCCGACAAGATAGACGCGATGAACGACGCGATCGACCGGATGACGCTGGCCTGGGAAGGCCTCAAGCGAGAGCTCGTGACCGGCGTCGCGCCGGCGATCGAAACAGTCGTCACGAAAATCACTGCGGCGATCGAGGCGGACCGGCGATTCCTGATGGGCACGGAGAAGGGACCGCGGCAGGCGAAGGCGAACGACTTCATCAACAAACTCTCGGACTCCAACTTCCACGACTTTATCCGCGCGAACAAGTTCGAGGAGATGGACGAGTTCGTGACGAAAGCCGCGGCCGATCGCGCGGCGAAGATGCAGGCCCAGGCGAAGACCGACAAAGCCACGAGCGCTGCCGGCGTCGCCGAAGCGCCGGCCCGGATGATCGGCTCGGCTATGGGCATGTTCTCGCAGCTCGCCGGCGACGGCGCCGACGCGTTGGGAAAACTCGGCAGCAAACTCCGCGAAACCGAGCAGAAGGCGAACCTGGCCGCATTGAAACAAAGTTTCGGCTTCGGCCCGTTCGACGCCAGCAAGATGGGAAAACCCGCCGGTCCGCTCGGCCCGTCGGCGGAAATCGATCCGGCGCGCATAGCCGCGCTCTTCAGCGGCCGCGGCGGCGTCGAGCTGCGGGGCAACGCCGCGCTCGAGAAGGGGACGGCCGCCGCTTTCTCGCAGGAACGGCGCTCGCAGCAGCAGGGCCAGGTCGTGAGCCTTCTGCAGCAGCAGCTCGCCGCCCAGAAGGCGACAGTCAAAGCGATCACGAACATCAAGGGCAAAGACCTCGGCGCGCAACTGCTGCCGGCCAATGTGGTTTGAAAAAACAGGCGTGACGGTGACTGGTGATCGGTCGCCCTCCCCAGTCACCAGTCCCCAGTCACTACTCACCCTCCCCATCAGCCATGCCTGTAACCGTTAGCTCCAAACGTCCACCGCAGGAAGAAACCGGCTCGGCCAACGGCCTAGGCGAGCGGCGCTACAAGGTCGAATTCGAGGTCGACCAGACCGACGCCGGCCCGCTCGCCGACGGGATCGGGATCGTGCTCGCGGCCCAGCTCTTGGTGGGCGACGGCCGCGTGCCCGAGACGGGCGAGCATTACGATTATTTCACCGAGGATCTCGATTCGTTCTGCCAGAATCTCACCTGGGAGCGGACCAACGCCAAGGAGCTCGCCACCCGCTGGAAAATTATCGCGGAGTTCGGGCCGGTCACGGGCGACCCGAGCATCCTCAACGTGCCGCCCTTGTCGCGCCCGGTGATCTACGACATCGACTGGATCGAGGAGCAGGTTCCGCTCGAGCAGGCCCGCATCGTGGAGGGCCTCCCGCACATTGGCCGCGCCGCGGGCAGCCTGGGCCCGGTCTGCAACAGCTGCGGCATCGAGTTCACCGAGGCGGCGCTCAAGACGATCTACTATCCCATCCTGATTGCCCAAAAGAATTACGCCACTCTCGACGAGATCGTGGCGCTCAACCTGGCGTACCAGGGCACCACCAACAGCGACACGTTTTTTGACGCGAGCGCCCGCAAAGCGAAATATCTGATGACCGCATCGGGCGGCCAGCAGCAGCAGATGGGCCAGACGTTCTACCCCGGCACGACTCGCGTCTGGTTCAAGCAGCCGACCTGGGACCGGCAGATCCTTAACAACGGCTGGGGCCACTTCAAGAAGACCGGCACGGGCGCTTACATGAGCGACGACCTGACGCACGCCAAGTGGTTTAAGAACAAAGTTCACGACGACCCGGACGCGGACGAAACCGCCGATCCGAAGGCCGACGCCAGCGAACCCATGAACCTGGCGCTCGACGGCACGCTCGCCATCTCGACCATCCCGGCGATCTATCTCACGTTCCGCGATCTCAATGAAGTCAGCTACGCCGGCATCGGCATCGGCATCGGCGGCTGATTTTCCCCGCGGCCCGAGCGATCGGGCCCGCTGCAAGTGCGGCGGCCGCCGCGAAAACCTTTTTGGAGACAACATGCAACGCACGCTTCGCAACCTTCTGCTCACCTGTTCCATCCCTCTCCTGCTCTCGGCGCCAGCCGCCGCCGCCACGCGCGAGTACCTGGCCCAGGCCGCCGACGTGCCGCAGATTGATTCGATCACGGTCGGTGGCACGTGGGTCGCCACCGAAACGGCGAGCGTCCAGATCGGCAACGCTACGCTGACGATCACCACCGGCTCCGACACGCTCACGACCGCCCAGGTGGCGAGCGTGATCGCGAACGCGATCAACGCGCCCTCGATCGACGCCTCAAAAATCGGCAAGGAGCTCCGCAACGCGGCCGGCCAGCTGCTGGGCGAGTTCCGCGACGTCGAAGCGGTGATCCACCCCGACAACACGAGCGTGGTGCTCGTGCGATCGAAGGTGGCCGGCCAGCCGTTCGGCACGCCCGCCGGCGGCAACATGACGGTCAGCGAAACGTCTACCTCGGGGACCGCCGTCCGCGCGAGCGTCCAGGCGGCGACCGGCCGCTGGCACTGGAACAACACGACGAACTGGACTGGCGGCGTGGCACCCACGACGGGGGACGACGTCGTGTTTTCCCTCGGCACGGCCGGGCCGAAATACGGCTTACCCGCCGGCACCTGGCAGCCGGCGAGCGTGACAATCGACGCCACCGTCGGCACGGGCTACGCGATCGGGTTGGCCGATTGGAACGTGGCGAACGGCCTGGGCTATCGAGAATATCGGCAGGTCGACGTGCAATTCAACAACGACCACACGGCGGCCACGCTGTACACGATCGGCCGCGGCACCGGGGCCGGGGCCCGCTTGATGCGGTTCACGCACACGGGCACGGCCGTCGATCAGCTGAAGGGGATCGTTTACACGACCGACACGCCGTCGGGGACGAGCCACGCGCTCTATTTTCGCAGCGGCGCGACGAACGAGGGCACGCTGAAAATCCTCAAGGGATCCGTGGCGCTCGCGGCCGGCAAGGGGGAAACACTGGGCCTCGGCACGAGCTCGACCAAGGGCCTCGAAATCGGCTACGTCTCGACCGTGGCGACCGACGCCAGCGTGCTTGTCGGCCAGGGCTGCGACCTGAACGACACGACAGTCGTCGTCTCCGGCGGCACGGTCGAGCTCCGCGCGGACGTCAAGGACGTCGGCGCGAGCGCGCTACTAAAAATTATCGGAAACGGGACGCTGGTGAAAGTCGCCGGCGACGGCACGGCGGCGAGCCCCGTGCTCTCGCACGTCACAATCAACAAGAGCGCGACGTTGTCGATCCTGAGCGAGGCGACGATCGACGAGCAACTCACGATCGAGGGCGCGCTCGACCTGCGGAAGGGGAACGGGCCGATTACCGTCGGCGGCACGGCGACGCTTGAGCTCCGCAGCTCAGGGACGATCGACGACCCGGCGACGCGGATGCCGCTGGGTAGTTTTTCGGACGTGATGGGCGGCGGCGCAGGAGGCGCGTAGCGGAAGCAGGGTGACTGGTGACTGGCGGTTGGTGACCAGTGACCAATCACCAGTCACCAACCGCCAATCACCAACCGCCAGTCACCAGTCACTAGTCACCAGTCACCCCTGACCCCTTCCTCCCCATGCCCCTGTACGCCAGATGGACCAGCAACTCTACGGACTGACCGCAGCCGACCGCACCGCGCTCCGCCGCACGATCGGCACCGTGAACGCCAGCGGCCGCGGCCAGGCGCCACGGCCGAAGCGCCGCCGCGCGCCGGGCGGCGGCGCGAGTGCCGGTGGCGGCGAAGCCGCCGGTCTGGTCATCGGTTTCTGCACCAATGAAATTAACGCCGCCGAAGTGGTTGGCGAGTTCGAACGCGGCCCAGGTTTGGTCAGTGTCGATCACCATATTGTTGGGTCTTCGGCGACGATGTTGAATTTCTCTCTCTACAACGTTACGCCGGGAACAGTGTGCGTCGGCTTCGTGTCAGAAGGCGACTGCTACCTGATCGCCACATTCTGTTAGGTCTCGAAAGAAATGAGCGTCAACGAAATCAGCAATCTCGGCAGGCCCGGCGGATTTTGCGAAGAGGGAGACTTCGGCGGAATCCCGGACGTGAAGCCGTGGGGCGCTGGTGTTCGTTTGTGCTCGCCAGCAGAAATCGGGCTGCACCCGCAGCAGGATTTTCTCTGCGGCTGCCCCGGATTCATTCGCTGGCCGGCGTTCATTCGCTGCGAGTACAATCTGCCGTCGGTTACACCGAGCACTCCGGAGAGCACGTACGATGCGGGCACCACGCCGATGGAGTCGACGACGACGTGCGAGCCGTTTGAAACAATGTTCGTCGACATGCAGATCCCGCGTGATTTGGTGCGGCATCGGACGGCCGTGCTCGATCTCGTCAGCGCTGCGTCACCGCTCGACATGCAGCTCGTGGATACGTACTGGGATCCCTACAATTACCCAGAGGAACCAACCCCTTGCTGTACCGCTTTTTACGAATCGATTCGCAACGTCGACGACGCAACGGCGGCGCTGTTTGGCGAGTACGCCAGCGGCATCCGTTACATTGGCGAGCACCCCGACGGCGACACGTCTACAATCGCCTGGATTGAGTGCAATGAGTTTTGCACTGGCTCCGCGGTCGTTCAGCCGGCGCTAACCTATCGCCGCGCTGGCGTCTACCTGCACGTGCGGATGAGCATTCAGGCGTGCAAGCGAGGTATCAACGCCGATTGGAAATACACCTGCATCGTCACTGCCAACCTCTGGTTTTTGGGCGGGTACACTCCAGTCGTCGATGGCGAGAGCTGGGTGGCAGGAGTGCTCGCGCCGGTTGGCCTGTGGGGGTTTCAGATTCTCAACACGATCCCGCCGGGTTGGCCGACGATTTCCTACCTGCAGGCCATCGGCGGGTCGGCGTCCGTACCCGGCTCACTTGCAGCGCAAGCGATCTTCGACGACTGGAACGCAAGCACCCCACATGCTTACGATGGCCTCGCAGGCACCGTGAACGAATTCAATTCTGCGATCATTAACGATCTCGGCTGGCCAGTCGTGAGGCAGGTGAGTGGCTGCGTCGACTGTACGCCAAATCTTGCGATCCACATTTGCGGCGAGAGCGTGAGTTATCCGGCATTCATCGACAGCACCAGTTTTTGGGAAGCGAGCCAGGCACCGTCGTGGAAAATCTCAACCCCATAACCGCCGCCAGCCGCGCACGGTGGGCCCGGCTCGTCACTTTGCGGCGCGAAATCGCCGCAACGCCGGCGAGCGATTCCAACGCCGCGACGCTGGCCGAAAACTACCGTTCGCTGTCGCGACTCTTTGAGTCGGCCCGCCTGGTAGACCCTGCGCAGCCAATGACCAGTGCCGCGATCGCCGGCACGCCCGTGATTGCGGTGCCGCGATCAGCCTGCCGCTGGCTGGGCGTGGCGACCGGCATCGTGCACAAACGCAGTTGTTTCGCCGTGGCCGACGTCCCGGAACACTGGTGCCTGCATGACTCCACGACGCGCACGCTCCGCAGCGGCGAACAGGTGGCAGGCCGCTGCACGCCGACGAACTGCCAGGACAGCGTATTCGTGCACACCTGCTCGCGCTGCCCGTTGTGGAGTCCAGCCCTGGGTCAGAAATAGAGTCGGCGGTCTGCGAAGCTGGCGGGCATGGCGAAAAAGTCGAGGGCTGACAAGTCGAGGGTTCAGGGTGCAGGGTGCAGGGTTCAGCGGGAATTGAAATTTCCGCTGCCGTCGCTCACGCCACCCGCGGCCCCGCCGGCGATCTCCGCGCGGAAGGCAACACAACTCTGCGGCCAGCGGGCGAAGCTCGAAGACGAGCGGCTGGCGCACAACCGCTACGCCGAGAGCTTGGCGAAGCAAGTGGCCGCGATCGACGAAAAGTTGTTCGCGTTTGTGGCGGCGGAACAAACGGGCCCGGTGCGAAGCGTGGCGCTGAAAAAATGGCGGCTCTCGATCGTCGCCGTCGCCCGCAGCCTGTATTACAAAATGGAGCTCGAAAAAGAGATCGGCATCGCCGCAGTCGACCAGCGGCGGGCCGCGCTGGGGACGAAGGACGTGCTGAGGGTCGAGTCGATCTAATATGCTGGGCGGAGGACCCGCCGTCCGGGGTCGGGGGCGAATCGCAACCCACGAATCACCATGGCCTCAAGATCGTCACACGACGCGCAGCACCCGCGGCCCGAGTTGCAGGCCACGTTCCTCGATCCGGGGATCGACTTCAAGGCCGTCTGGGCCCGGCTCACGGAGCAGTGGCTCCTGCCTTCGAATCCGCTCGCCGTGGTCGATGGCCTGACCGTCGGCGACCTGCGGGCCGCGGCGCTGGAAATCTTCTCGGCCGGCATGGTCGGGCAGGCGGCCCTCTCGCAGCGGCTAGTGGATCTGTTGGGGACCGCCCCGGACAGGTCGCTCAAGCGACTCCAGTCGCTCGCCACCGACCGCGGCCGGCGAACGACCCAGCAGCCTCCCGATTGCTCCGCGACGACGTAGACGCCCGCAGCGGCGTCTGGGATAGACGGCAGACGCCCGGACTCAAAATCCGGTGCCCGCAAGGGCGTGGAGGTTCAAGTCCTCTCTCCGGTACATTTTCTTTTCGAGCCAGGCACACTCTCTCCCGCGGGCTGGAATGCGCTCGTCTGTCTTGGCGTAAGTCGCACACGCTTGGAAGCGATCATGTCGCAGACCGCGGAGGACAAATCGTGGGGAGCCTGTTGGTGATTGGCCCGGTAATCGTCGGTCGCCGGGACGGCCGAATCACTTGGGGGTGAATCGTGCGGAGAACCAGAGAACCACGCGGCGACGAAGTCGGGTTGACTTCTTTTGAGGCATGGGCCAAGAATGCG